GTCTATAGATTCGCCTTCATACAACCCGCCGGTGCTAGGTTACTCATACCTAACTCGCACGCCCTCAAAATGGCGCTCGAGTACCTACTGCTCAAACGGGGTAATTCCAAATGCCAACCAAAAGCTGTACCGAGTTCGGGGTTAAATTTAGGTACACTCATATTTTAAACCTTTGGCTAGCATAAAGAACCCAGACTCTACCGTCTAAGCAACCTCATCGCGATGTGCGGTGCTGTTTTTCTAGGGAAACGTCTGGTAAAAGGACGAATATACAGGCATATCCCCGGCCAAGGCTAGTCCACCTTATCCTACACAGGAGGTCCATAAATCGAAAACTTCTTCACGACTTAGGTCACATCTACTGTGTATGTCTTTTGCTATGGCCGAACAAGGGTTCCTAACCATTTTGTACCCCTATGGGGTCCAAACTGGTTTAGTTTGACAAAAGCTAATTCTTTCGAAGATGTCAACTACTCCCTCGGATTCCATCGTATATCCCATCCCACCAAACCAAGCAACTAGATCATGGATTTTGGGTAAATCAGCTCGTTCAATGATGAGGACACAATCATCACCATTGTTGGCTAATCTCCATTTACACCTATTGTGCATGTAGGAGTATACCAATCCAACCATGGTAAAACAATTACCGCTGGAAGTGTGCATATCTCCAGATGCACGGGTGCCATCGACCTGATACTTGACGCGGATTCCTTCCTAAGGGAAAACCGCACTGCCTGTGTTTCGGAGCTAGCATCGAAGAATGGCGGCAAGGTCCTCCCGAAATTCAGGTGGAACCATACGTAACCATTGTTCGTGCTCGACTTTAAGGGAAGCAATGTGTTGATGTTGGTCGAAACGACTTGCGTCTAAATCGATAGCAACAGGATCAACAAATTGCTCCCAATGGTGTCTCATCACCTACCCCTACTTCAAGGCATTCATTCCTTTAAAAACGACCGGGAAACCACACACTCGCTCAAGGATTCGGAACATTGCTTTTTCTAAATGTGCTATGTAACAACCAAGTAACACATTGAATTCCGGAGCCCTGGGGCTAATGTTCCTAGGCGCTTTGGCAAGCTTTTCTTCCAAGACCTTTTCCACTTTAACAAAATTGCTAAGTCGGGATAACCGAGCAAGATTGACAGACTGCTCTTTCTCCATCTGTTCCAGGTTCGCCACTGCACGCAAGTAGTTCTAATAACGTCTGCCGTTAGACCTGTATCTTTCGCAAAATACAGACCGGCTCACGGGGGCCGTTGTAAAACTCTTACGTTTTAGCTCATCAACAAATGGAGCAAATTGCTATCTATAGTGGGATTCAATGGGGGGGTTAGTCTCCACTTGTTGCCCCCCCCTATTGACGGTCAAAACACGTTAAAATACTGATACCGCAAGGTTGGTTGAATTATGTTAATGGCAACCCACTTTGGTACCTATCCCGAATCCCCGCAATTTATATAGCCGTGGCGGGGGTTTTCTCCGGCATTATCGCCCTTTCACTGGGATGGACTCAACACGCAGCCAGCCACGAGTACCGTTCCAAGACCGAGGATGGTCAAGGGTACTAGTTTCTGCGTATTGAGAGGCAATCCCAGAAAATTTGGCGATTGAAGGTTGCGTACCAGCTACCTTCTCTCCATTTACTTCGCACATTTCCTCTACTACAATATCTACACGTATTCCTGATCAACAAACAAAATCTCATTGATGCTCTTCTCCACCACCGAAAGCATGTCGGTACGGCGGACAGGAATGCGCAACTCTTTAATAATTCTACGTACAATATCGCCCAACACCAAGGTGTCGGCAACATTGTCGGAATATGCCCTCCTATTGTAGTTCGCGTCAAAGTGAGTAACGATACGGGACACAGCAACGTATCGGCCAAGGTACCGGGGCGCACCCTGTTCATCCTAAACCCATTAATTATCCAGGTCGGCGGTTCCACGGGCAACCTAATTATGGTCGATCGCAGCTTCCCAACTGGGTCGATCAAATTAAATGGCCCCCAAAACGGCTTCCTATGTCACCCGCATGTACCATTGCAATCCTCTATTGCCAACAGCACGCGCGGAAGCAGCACACAGGGAAAGGAAACTGCTGCCAGGTTGATTATTTAAATCTTCC